TGTAAACCAAACATTTCCATTGTCTTGATCTTTATATTCCCAGCTAGTACCATCTGTGGTGATAGGTAAATTTGCTAATCTACCTATACCTACATTCCAATCTGCTGCTAAGGGATGAGAGAATATTGTGTAACTTAAGGGTAATTCGGATGCATTAGTTAAATAGGCTTTAAGGTAACAATCAAAGCGGGTAGTTCCTACTTTATTAGAAATAATATCGTTTATTTCATCTGTTGGAAATTTAATTACTACGCGAGATACTTCATCTGTACTTTCAATAGATTCAAAAGTGCTAAGCTCTAATATCTCATCTAATCCTGTATTTAGAGTAGGATAATATGAATATAAAGTAGCGCTTTTTTCAGGGAATATTTTATATATGGCCATTTTAAATTAATTTATATTACAAACGGTACAACTCTTCCTTGGATATCAACATCAGGAAATCTTATTTCAAATATACTTGGATCTAATGAAGGATATATATTTCCTTGTCTAGTAGCTCCAGTAATGTCATAAGCATATTGAGAATAATTTCCCCCTTGTTTATTTACTATTTCAACTTTAGTTACTGTTTGCACTCCGTTTGTTTTTAATAACAAAGCAGTAATATCAGCAAGTACTATGGGTTGATTAATATTCCATCTTTCAATATTAAAATGATCTTGTAAAGCTAATATACAACTAGTTACAACATCATTATTATTGAATCCACTTGCTACTACTATATCAAAATTGACACCTATGTTAATATAGAATGCATCTTTAATATTAATAGCATCTGTTACCATTCTAAATTCATTTATATATGATGCTAAATTTTGTTTTAATGTAGTAGAAGTTGTTGTTAAATTTTTATCAGTATTGTAACCTAATATATACATATCCAACGATAATGGATTACGACCTTCAGTAGTTGCTACTGTTGGGGTAGGTAATTGTTCCCTAGCAACATCTTGGGTAACATATACTTTAGCTATACTACCATATTCGGAAGGAAGAGATAATGCTCGTACCATATAATCTTCTCTAGTTACAGCACGTAACTGAGACTGGTAGGCATATAATGTATTATTACGAATTTCCTCAATAGTATCTCCATTTCTTCCACCATTAGCAACTGAGTCATTATTAGCTGCAAGGCTTAATTTAACAGTATCTCTTAAAGATACAATAGAAGGATTATTAGCAAATATGGATGTTGATTTGTCTATATTAGTTAAAGTATTAGAAGGAATATTAGATTCAATACCTCCTCCTACAATATATTTAATAGTTAAAGTACCATTTGGAGCTAAACCATATTCTTGAGTATAAAATACTGAAGCTTTGTTGAAATTATTATATAGATCTGAAATGCCAGGTACTAATCCAAGTTGAATATTATCTGGGTTGGGTAATATATTATTGTCATTAATATTGGGTGATATACCTGCTCCAAACTCTAATTGTAAAATATTATCCGATACAAATCTAGATACAAATCTACGAGGAATTCTTTTTAATTGTAACAGATAAGGAACTCCATCACTATTGAAGTTAGGATTAGTTACTTTATCAAATATATAAGATTGAGCTAAATACGGAACTTCATACCACCTATTATTTTGTTCATCTGTTATTTCTAATATTTGCAATATATTAGAATCAGTAATAGTAGCTATAGAAAATTTTTGAATAGAAGGAATAGATACAGTTGTTGTTTTAATTTCTGCTGATATCGCCTTTGTTTGTTTTCTAAGAAGAAAATAATTAGCATTTACATAAGTTACATCTGTATCTGTGGTATTACTAAAATCTACTTTTTCTGTTGTTAAAAATTTAGTATTATTGGAAGTAGAAGTAATAGAAGTATTTTCAGGTACAATTAAAGCATAATCGTAATCAGGAACTTGGTTTCCTAAAATATCAGTTGTAGCAGGTATTAATTGAAATATATCAACTATTGTACTAGAGGCATATGATACTTTGGGACGGTATCCTAACATATATGATAATGCTAATAAATTTTCTTTTTCTTTAGCATATAATAGAAAATTTTCTTGTACTTGAGTATCTAGATAAAATGAAGTAACATCCCCTATATAAGAAGCCATTTCAATAAACAAGTTACCAGGAGTAGCCTCAGTAAAATCATTGTAAACTGTGGGAAAATAAGTTTTAGCATAATTTATAAGACTTTCTTTAAACCCGCTAAAATCTTTATTTAGATATGATATTTTATTATCCATTTTAAATCAATTGTAATGTTACTTGGTCTGCTTCTTGTGAAATTTTTAACTTATAATTCACAGTTATTTGTAAAGTATTATTTTCTTCTAAATCTTTGTTTATAATAATATCTGTTATTTGAACATTAGGTATATATAATTCTACACTTTCTTTTATACCCTGTTGTATTAATATATCATTTTTATCAGATGAATTTTCAAATACAAGTTTCTTTAAAATACTTCCAAATTCTGGATTCATTAATCTTTCTCCGGGTGATGTTAGTAGAAGATTAATTATATTTGATTTGGTTTGTATTTTGGTACTATAAGTACTATTGAATGGACCTGCAGGTCCATTGAAAGGTAGAGATACCCCAATAGCAATATTTTTTTGTAAATCTAAGGGATTTACGCGTATCGTTTGAGGTATAGGCATATTAATCTAAATTTCTTAATCCTGATCTATCTTGTGCAGTCATATTATTTGCTGCATCGTTAATAAATGCTAAGTATGGGTTAACTTTTTCACCAGTTAAAGAGTCAACAGCATCAATAACTTTTAAATCGCTACGTTGGGGTTGTTGAAATCCAAACTCAGCACCCATTTTAGCCATTAATGAGCTACGTATATTCCCACCTAATGGAGCTACGTCAGCACTAGTAAAACTCATTGTTTTACCTTCACGTAATGTTTGTTTGTTTTGTTTATCTAAAGCTTCATTGATGATATCAGGCAATTCTTCATAAATAGCCTCAACTACTGCTTCTTTAATTAATTTTTTAAATAATTTAGCATTCATATAAATAAATATTTAACCTTGTAAATTTTGTTGATCTATTATTAATTTTAATTGATCTATTAAATCATTAGGATCTAAAGTAAAAGAATATTCACTTTTTAACACTTCTATTCCATTAGTGTTGATAGCTATGGCATATTTGCGTTTATATCCTCTAACAACAAATCTTGGATCTTCTTCTTCTTTTAAAGCAAATTTAAATCCTTTATATTTAGAAAATTCTTCAGTTGAAGATTGAGGAGGAGTAACAAAGCTTTGGGGAATAGAAGAATTTACTGATGCTTTATCTATTTCCCCATTTATATTCAGTAATTTATTTCTGTAATCATTTAATATTTGGATAGCTTTATTTAGAGTTAATATAATTGATGGTATATATGCTCCTAAAATATTAACTACTCTAGTTGCTTTATCTAGAATTTTAAAGAATTTCATTATTAAACTAACAGGAATCCCCACACCAGGAGGAACAGAAGTAGGTATAGGAATACTACTAATAATAGATATTACTACAGAAAAAACATTTATTATACTAAATATTCTTTGGATTTCTTTATTAATTTTATCTAATTTTTTTATATTATCATCTATAATTTTAATAGTGCTATCTCTTTTTACTTTAGCTGCTTGTAATTTAGATAAATTTTGAGATAAATTAGCTTCCTCTATTATTTGATTAGTTTCATTTACTAATTTATTTATTGTATCATTTTGAGAAATAATTTCAGCAATTTGATTGGAAAGAGTAATCATTATCACAGGAGACAGAGCTTTTCCTGCTGCTTTTGCTGCTGCTAAAATAGTTTTAAATCTTGCTTTTCTAGCCTTTTTCTTTTCTTCTTTTGTTCTTTGTTTTCTTTCCTTTAGTTTTGCTTTTAATTCCTTAATTTTGTCTTTTTGTTTTTTAAAAGGATCTTTTAGAAAATCATCTATTTGTTTTTGGTTTTCTGCTATTTTTTCATCTAAGATTTTTTTAGCAGAAGTATAGTTACCTGGATATTGTTTTACTGTGGTTACTCCATCTTCAACTACAGTTATTTCTCCTCCATTTTCAACAATAAGAGCTTGTTGGTATTCCTCCTCAGTTAGTTCTGGTTCTAATTCTTTAACTTCTCCATTTACTATTTGTTTTTTTGGAGTTTTTTTATTAAAAAGAGTAACATTGACATATATCTGATGTTGAGCTTCTAATTCTATTTTTTCTTTAATTAAGGATGCTTTCTCTTTTAATAATTTAGCTAGTCTACTTTGGGTAACAGAGAAAAGTAAAAGTTGTTTTGCTTGTTCTTTTTCTTGGGAACCAAAAGTTTTAGGAGGTTTGATTTGAGATAAAGTAATAATAGTATTAGGATTAAGTAATCCTGATATGTTTTCTTCTTCTTTTCTTTTTTGTTTACCTACTATTACTATTTCTTTTAATTCTTTTGCTTCCTCTGATGGGGAAGTAGGAACAGTAACGTTACTAGGGTTAGGAGTTGATTTAGGTGGATTCGACATGTTATACAGTAAATACTTTTTGTGATTTAATTGTTTGTAACTGATCGCATAATGATATTACATCATTAAATAACTGTTCTCCTGCACTATTTACATCAGATATAGGGATAGCTCCATCTGAAGTGGGTACGTTAGCTGTTAATAGGTACGATGCTAAATTAGATAGAGCTGTTACCATTGTGAGTAAAAGTTCATAAGTAGCATTTCCTAATAATACGGGTTCAATTGGGACTTCTCCACCAGGTCTTGTTCCCAATAGTATTTTAGAGTCTTTATTTGCAGACTCTATATTTAAATGAATCCATCCTGCACTATTTAAATTAATAATATTGTCTGTGCTTAATTCAATTATTCCACTAGAATTTAATATTATATCGTCTTTTTTAGAATTAAGGACTACTCTATCACTATTTAAAATAATTTGTGGATTAGTATAATTATCCAAAGTAATAGCCGAAGTAACTGGGTTTCTAATTAGTGCTCCTGCTTTAAGAGGAATTCTTTGAGATGAAGTAAGATAAATTGAAGATAATTCTTTATTTATTTCTTCACTATTAGGTTTTAAAGAATTTACATCCTCAGTAACATATCCATTAACTAATATAGTAATAGGATCACCATCTCTTCCTACAGTACTCCACTCATTTAAAAATCCTTTTAACTGGACAGTGCTACCAAATCTTATCCCATTACCTCTTCTTCCTTGATATATTTTATCTCCTTCAAAATATACTAAAGGGCGTATATCAGAAGTCTCAACAAATGTTTTCCCTAAACTGTTTCCAGAGGGGGCGTTCTGTTGGGGATTATTCCAAAGATTAATAGTTTCTGTATAGTATTTTTGAGAAGCAGCCTTTAAAACCTGAGAGTTAGGTCCAGGTGCGTCTACTAGAATAATCAGCTCTCCTACTAAAGGATAATCTTGTATTCCTGCTTTAAGAAATCTAGCTGTTTTACATTTAGTTAAATCAACATCAAAACCTTGTATATTTTTTGCCTGTTCATAATCAAGATAAAATACAGTTCCAATAGCATTAGATCCTCCATATTGATTATATAAAGCTTTTGTTGGTGTATCTACATGGGTTATCACACCATATACTTTTCCTATTTGTACATTTGATGTAGAACCAGGACCTGATCTACTCGTAGCTGCCATTAATCCACCTAAATTACTTCTTATCCTCATTTGTTTTCAATTTGATGTTGGATAATCTCAGTTTGTTCTAATAGTTTCTGCCCCTCAATTTGCACATTGCGTTGTTCTTCCAATAATTGTTGGATTTCATCTGGATTGAAAAATGAATCTGCGTTATTAGTTGCTGTAGATGTAGCTGCACGTTGTGCAATTCCTGCCATTTTAATTAATTGTTCGTTATTTTTTACATTAACATCAATTAAATCTTTAACAGTAGGCATTAACATTACTGCAGAACCTGCATTAGATGATGCAAGGGGTTTAAGAGCATCAATCAGTTCATTAATCTGTTTATCAGTATCTTTGGTACGTTTGTGGGCTTGCTTAAAAATATCAGATAATGATGTTTCACCGAATAGCTTTATATCGTCAAAATTAGCCATAAATCGCGT